GCCGAGTTAAGGGCAAATCTTGGTATTGGCTCGCTCTACTCTGATGCGACTGTGGAAGAATGCTGTCAATCGGCAGAAGACCTACTTGGAGAATACTTATGGCACAATGATGCCCCAGTAGTAGGCACAGCATTACAAGATAACGTGGCAACACTTATGCTTGCTAATCCAAACGCATTTGTAACAGGTCAGCAAATTACTGTAAGCGCTTGTGGTACAACATTTAACGGCACTTACACAATCACTGGCACAATACCGCCGAGCACAGGCACAACTAACCTTATTCCAGTATTTATGTATCAATATGGCCAAGCCAATTATCCAAATGGTTATTCATTTGTGCAATATGCAAAAACAGCAGCCAACCAAAATTTTCATAAAGTAGTGCCTTATGGCAACGCAAGAGGCCCAGAGCACAAAACCCAATCTTATGCGAGCACCCCTGCAATACGAGAAGCTGCGATGATAATTGCAGTGGACATCTGGCAAGCAAGACAAGTTAGCCAGACTGGTGGGGTCGGTATGGATGGGATCAGTGCCAGCCCCTATCGGATGGGTTATCAGCTGATTAACCGAGTGCGTGGTCTCATCCAGCCGTATTCAAGTCCAGCATCACTGGTGGGCTAATGGCAGCGATCTCTACCCTACGTGGCACACTAGCAACAGCATTAACAAATAATGGCGTATGGTCAACCTTTGCATTCCCACCTGCAACCCTGCTTGCTAATAGCGTAGTGGTAACACCTAGCGATCCCTACATCGAGCCAAGCAATAACAGCCAAACAAGCATCGCACCCCTGGCTAATTTTAAGATTTTAATAACCACGCCTGCATTTGACAATCAAGGCAACCTATTAGGCATAGAGAATTTTATTGTGGCAGTAGTAACTAAACTAGCGGCATCTACCCTGGTTTACAACATATCAAGTGTCTCCGCTCCAGCTATAACCAATGCAGCTAGTGGAGATTTATTAACATCAGAAATAACTGTATCAATCCTAACGAGCTGGAGTTAAAATGAGCACACACGAAGAAGACTTAGCCTTCTTAAAAAAGATAGGCCAGATCAAAGAAGCACCAAAACCAACTGCACAAACTAAGAAAGACGAGGAATAACAATGGCAATCTATTTAAACAATAACGTTGGTGTTAAGTTGGCTACCGCTGCTGCACCTACAGTACCTTCAGTTGATATCAGCGCATTCGTTACGAACGCTGTAATTAACCAAATCGTAGATGAGTTAGAAGTAACCGCTATGGGTGACACAGCACATAAATTTGTTGCTGGTCTACAATCAGGCACATTCCAATTAGACGTAATCAACGACTGGGCAGCAAACCAAATTAACGACACACTTAGAGGCGCATTTGGTCTAACATTGGCAGTATCAGTAATTACTGTTAAAGGCACTGCCGTATCAGCTACCAACCCGACCTATCAATTCTCAATTTTGGTCAACAATCTAACCCCAATAGGTCAAGGCGGCGTTTCAGAAATTGCCACGTCAAGTCTGTCCTTTACTGTAAACTCCGCAATAACAGTGTCATCATCGGTGGCATTCTAACTAAGGAGCAGTAATGGCAAAGCTAAAGATAACAAGGGCTAATGGTGAAGTATCAGAGCACAAGATAACACCAGGTGTCGAGTACGCTTTTGAGTTAAAACGAGGTATGGGAATTAGCAAGGCCTTGCGTGAAGATGAGAAGCAGTCAGATATATTCTGGTTAGCTTGGGAATGTTTACGCAGGGCTGGCGCTCAGGTATCTCTATCGTTTGATGAGTTTATTGACAGTTTAGATACTGTCGAGGTGCTAGACGACGAAAAAAAATAATCGAGCGGTCTTCAATCCTTTACAGCATTGCACAGCTGAGCGTAGAGACTGGGATACCGCCTAAAGAGTTTATTGATATGGATAGCGAAATGTATGCAGCAATCATACAAGTCCTAACCGACAGAGCTAAGGAGATCCGAAATGCCAGCAGAAGCCGTAGGCGTTAAAGATGTCCTTGCAGGTCTAAAGTTTATTGACAAAGATTTACAAGATCGTATTAGGACTGCTATTGATCCACTAATGCGTAACGTAGCAGCTAAGGCTAGATCATTTGTGCCTAGTAATTCTGAGGTGCTATCAGGCTGGACTAAAGAGCCTAACCCGAACATCAATTACCGACCATTTCCTAAATATGATGCTGGCACAGTCAAGGCTGGTATTGGTTATAACTCAGGCGATAATCAAGCATTTAAAAATGGATTTAAAGTAAGCAATTATGTTTACAACGTAAGCGCACCTGGTCGCATATATGAAACTGCTGGCCGTAAAAACCCACAAGGTAGAGCGCCATTCCAGCAGATCGATCCAAGTCTACCTGGCACAACCTTTGGCAAGGTGCAAGGATTCGAAGGCAAAGTCAGGGCACGTGAGTACACTTACAACAAATCTACTAGAGAGTACGCATCAAATAATCCTTTTGCTGGCTATCAGTTTGTTACATCAATGCCAGGGCTTACTTCACAACCAAAGATTAAAGGCGTACGTGGTGGTGGTCGCAAGACTAAGGGTCGCTTAATCTACAAAGCCTGGGCACAAGATAGTGGCAAGGTTTATCAAGCAGTGCTAGGTGCTATAAATTCTACAGCTATAAAATTTAACAAATCAACAGAGATTAAGAAGGCAGCGTAATGGCCAATGTAGTAGTCTCGGCAATAGCCACTTGGAATGGTAAAGCACTTAATAAAGGCAAAAAGGATGTATCAGCCTTTGACAAGCAAGTAAACAAATTAGGCAAGACCTTTGCTGGAGTTTTTGGCGCTCAGCAATTATTCCAATTTAGCAAGCGAGCAGTACAAGCCTTTGCAGCCGATGAGAAGGCAGCCAAGTCTTTAGAGGTTCAATTACGTAATACTGGTTTTGCATTTAGTGCGCCAGCCGTTGAAGATTACATAGCCAATTTACAAAAAGTTACAGGCGTATTAGATGACCAATTACGCCCAGCATTCCAACAATTACTCACAGCTACAGGATCTATTACAAAAAGCCAAGATGCATTAAACACTGCATTAAATGTAAGTGCTGCTACTGGTCGATCTTTAACAGAGGTAAGCGCAGCATTAACTAGAGGATTCTCAGGCAACACCACAGGTCTTAGCCGTTTAGGTGCTGGCATAAGTAAGGCCACATTAAAAACTGGTGATATGGATAAGATCCTGGGTGAACTTAATAACAAGTTTGCAGGCCAGGCACAAGCTAGATTAACTACCTATGCAGGCAAGATAGATCTACTAAGAGTATCTACAGAGAATGCTAAAGAAGAAATCGGTAAAGGCTTAGTAGATGCTTTAAGTTTACTAGGCAAGAATAGAAGCATTGAAGGTGCCGCTACTCAAATGGACACCTTTGCCAAGTCTATTAGCGATGCGATCTATGGCGTAGGTTTATTGATAAGCAAGTTAGACGGCCTAGCATCAAAGATAACTTCTGGTGGCTTAGGCGATTTGTTAATACGTTTACAACCAGGTGGGCTAGCCTTACAAAGGGCTGTGGGATTAGCTGGTGGTGCAAGAAGCGCCACTCAGCCAGACAACAAACAAGGCCGAGCATCGGCTCGTATCTTTGGCCAACAGTTACGCCTAGAAAATAAACTATCAGAGCAGAAGAAAAAAGAATTAGCGTTATTAGATGCCAAAAATAAGAAGCAAACCGAGGTTGACAAACTATCGGAGAAGTTTGATGTTGAGCGCATAGGTTTAATGAAGGCACTAAATGAGGCTACCGATGCTGAGACTAAATTGCGCATTCAGGCTAAATTAGCAATACTTGATAATAATGAGGCTTTGGCTAGAAAATATCTCGCAGAGTTAAACGCTAAGACAGCTGCCGATTTATTGGCCGATAGTGCTAACAATGCTGCTAATGCCCTTAATACTTTACCTAATAAATACGATCAAATTTTTACAAACCTTACAAATTACTTTAAAACTATGGGAATTGAAGCAGGCGCAGCAGCAGGCTTGGCTGCCTCATCTGCAAGATTACAGGCACAAGCCGATGCGTTTTTAGCACAGATGAGCCAATATGCCGTGCCAGGTGGAATGCCATCTAGTGCATCAACGGCTGCCGCAGCAGCAGCCCCTACAGTAGTACCACAAGTTACAGTCAACACAGGCGCAGTATTAACTAACCAACAAGATTTAACTGTTTATATACAAAACGCTCTAGGTGAAATAAGTAAACTAGGTAATGGCTCGCTAGTACCTGCTGGATCGATTGCGTTTCAATGACAGTTCCAGTAGTTAACGCCTACATAAATTTTAGCACTGGGCCAGCCTTTGCTCAGGCAATGATATTGGATACTGGAATACTAGACGTAAACATATTAGAGGATTCGGCTGCGATTATTGTCGATGTATCAAATCAAATTAACTTTATACAAGCCACTAGAGGGCGTAACCCTTTATACGATCAATTTCAAACAGGACAATTAACTTTACGTATCGTAGATCAGAATGGTGATTTTAACCCGACTAACCCACTAAGTCCCTACGCTCCCGACCTAACACCTATGAAAAAGGTGCAGATCACTGCAACCTATGGCGCTACGACTTACCCTATATTTTCAGGCTTTATTACAAGTTATGTTAATACTCAACCTAAAGATGCTACAGAGGTGGCCTATACAACCATACAAGCTGTAGATGCCTCTAGGTTAGCCAACAATGCGCAGATAACTACTGTGGCAGGCGCTACTGCTGGCGACTTATCAGGCACAAGAATTAACCAGATATTAGATCAAATTGACTGGCCAGCAACTATGCGTGATATTGATGCAGGTCTAACTACACTACAAAACGATCCAGGCACATTACGCACATCACTTGGCGCTTTGCAAACTGTAGCCCAGTCAGAATATGGGGCATTCTATGTCGATGCTAATGGTGAGTTTGTATTTCAAGATAGAGCTGTAACCGCTGGGTCAATAGGCGGCACAGTAACTACATTTAACGATAATGGCACAGGTATCCCATACGCTAACGCCAACTGGAAATTAGACGATACCCTAATCTTTAACTCATCTACTGTTACTAGGACAGGTGGCACGCCACAGACTGCCATCAACCAGCCTTCAATCGATAAATATTTTATCCATAGTTACCAGATCCAAGACCTGCTAATGCAGACCGATGCCGTAGCCCTAGATTACGCCCAGGCTTATACAGCCAGCCGTGCCGAGACTAGCGTGCGATGCGATTCCATCGAGCTAGACCTATACACAAACAATTACAACGCAGGCATAATTGCAGCCCTAGAGCTTGACTTCTTTGATCCGATCAGGGTGGTTACTACCCAGCCAGGTGGATCTACCCTAGATAAGACTTTGCAGATATTTGGCGTGCAAAACGTAATAACACCCAACAGCTTTAGAGTGGTCTTTACGACCTTAGAACCTGTAATAGACGCTCTAATTTTAAATAACAATATCTATGGCACTTTAGACTATAATGTGCTCAGTTACTAAGGAGTAAAAATGGCAGCAGGATTAGGATTTAAGGACTTTACGACAGGCGAGGTATTGACCGCAGCCGATGTCGATGGCTACTTAATGCAGGGTGTCTGGGTGTTTGCTAGTGCCGCTGCTAGAGATGCAGCTGTAACATCACCACAAGAAGGTAACTTTGCATATCTTAAAGATACAAACGTGACCACCTATTACACAGGCAGTGCTTGGGCAAACCTAGACACAACAGGTATGACTAACCCAATGACAACTACTGGCGATATTATTTATTCTTCAAGCGGATCAACACCTGCTAGACTTGGCATTGGCAGCACTGGAAATGTCCTTACTGTATCTGGTGGTGTGCCAGCTTGGAGCGCACCTGCTGGCGGTGGCAAAGTTTTGCAGGTTGTTCAAGCAACAAGTAGCACAGCAACAACCGTTGCAAGCACTACAATGACCGATAGTGGTTTAAGCGTAACAATTACTCCAAGTTTATCATCAAGCAAAGTTTTGATTTTAGTAAGTCAGGGCTTGCTATTAGCAAGAAATTCAGACAGAGCCTTAGGTGGATGGCGTTTAATGAGGGGTGCTACTGAAATTTTAAATGGTAATGATGGTTTCTTTATTTTAGCAAATCTTGGCGGTGCTGCTTATCAGACTAGTATGCAGGCATATTTTGCATTAAATTATTTAGATACCCCATCAACAACATCTGCAACAACTTACAAAACACAAATAAAAGTTAATACAACAGCCGATAGTGCCAAAATACATGGTCAAGGTGAAAATGGCGTAACAAGTTCAATAATCGCTTTAGAAATAGGTGCATAATGACGAGTTATTTAGTTGATGCAATTAAATTATTAAAACCAACTGCTGAATTTTCATTTACTGATAATGATTATTCAACTATTAAATGGGATGTTCTTGAAGGTGATGCACCTACGCAAAAAGAAATTGATGATGCGATTAAAACTGTTAAAGCAAAAGAGGCTGCTGATGCAAAAGCTCG